GCTGGTCGGACCTCGGAAGAGTTGGCTAAATTCGCGTTTAGCCTGCTCCAATCGAAGTCCGGCTCCATGCCCATGCCCAAATCCTGTGTTGCAGCTGAGGTTGAAAAAACGATTCAACGGGTCATAGCGCATAAGGAATTTGTTTCTACACAATTCACAGATTCTCACGGCCTCACGGCCGAGGGTCTCTTAGATCGTGCGAGACAAATCACCCGCGCAGTCGTAAAGTCAGGAGGAAAACGGAAGTCGGAGTTATCTTCTCGTATGCCCAGCTTGAACGCCTGCTTTGAAGGAGGCAGGAATCAGGCAGGGGCAACAGGTGATCTTTTCAGACGTTACTGTGATGGAAATAGGTACTTCCTCAACACCTTCCTCAGAGGGTTCGTACACGGCAGGTCAACAACTGTTGAGCTGCGCAGTGCGCTCTCCGACGAGGATATTGAAGATTTCCTTAACACGACGAGACGTTGGGCGTGGATGGAGGAAACCCGATGCTCCCCTGTGGGTCTTCCCGAACCTTTTAAGGTTCGAGTGATTACCAAGGGCGCATCGGCTCCTTACTTCCTCGCCCTCCGTTGGCAGCGTGTTTTTTGGGATATGATTCGTCATCATCCCAGTTTCCATCCCATCGCAAGTCCTCTTACCTCAGATATGTTTGCTCAAGTTATACAAAACAGATTCCTCGAATTCGGGGAATACTTCTTGTCTCTTGACTATAAACAAGCTACCGATCACATCACAAGTGAGTTATCGGAAACGATCTTATCTGAGCTTTGTCATCTGGCCGGTGTGCCAGTAGAGGACGAGATATCTTTGCGAAGGTCTTTGACAGGTCACGTGATCCATGATAGTGATGGTAAAGAGAGGGGACGTCAGAATAGTGGTCAATTGATGGGTTCACCCATCAGCTTCCCTATTCTGTGTCTTGTTAACTTTATCATCATACATTTATCACGTGAGATTCGTCAAGGTGTCAGTTTCTTACCTGTAGAAGATACTCCGGCTTTGATCAATGGCGACGATGGTTTCACACGTGGTGATCTCTGGTTCTTTGAAATTTGGAAGAAGGTTGCCGCCTTTTGCGGTATGTTTCCCTCGATTGGGAAAACAATACTTAATAAAACCTACTTCACAATGAACTCAGAGCTTTGGACTTGCCGTGATGTGGTCTATGAGGGAGAATTACCTTTTGGGTACAAGTTCCGTATTCCCAATCTGACACGCCTATTCCATATACCGATAAATCGGTTATATGGCCTAGGCCAACGTCAGCTTGTGACCCCTGCCGCGAAGCTAATCAGAAAGAGCGAGATGAATCCAAAGGGTTCACTCATGCCATCTGATTACTCCGAGGAGTGGGGAAAGTTTATGGAACGGTGCCCAAAACCAGATTCGGCCTGGCGTGAGCTATGGAGAGTTAATAAGAACTATCTCTTCCATAACGCTAGGCTTCTCCTCCAGAAATCACATTACAACATCCCCTTTTGTGTTCCGACTAGTCTGGGTGGGCTGGGTTTCCCCCTCCCTCCTCGATCCAGTCCTCACTTTAGCAAAAGGGTTCCAAATCTTCACCAACGTCTGGTCGCCAAA